GTTTCTCAATCTTTTAATAATAATTCCAACAGCGGGGCTTATAATAGTGGAAATAATAACCATAAAATTGATTTAAGTGGATCTATTACTTTAAATATGTCTGGTGGTGGAACAGCACAAGTTGATGTTAATGAATTAATGAAAAACCCATCATTCATAAAGGGGATTGCGAGAAGGATTGGACAGACTTTAAACAAAGATGATAATGGTGGGGGATATAATGGCTCATTCGGAGCGAATTCATATTAAATGTTCAATTTATAATGATGTTCATTGTGAATGAACAGTTGATTTTATTGAACAGATAGATATTATTATGCTTAAAGTTAAATAAATTATTTTTGAAATATTATTTTTAAAATAACTTGTTTTTTTAAAATATTATCCGTACATCCCCGCACGCGCCTGTTCTTATGTAAAAATCTTAAGAACAAATGTTTAAACAAATTTCATTTAAATCAAAATTTGAAAAAAGAAAACATATGTTTTAAACAAATGTCTTAAGACATATGTTAGAATTTTTAAAAATTTGAAAAAGAAAAACATATGTTTTAAGACATACGTTATAAAAATATTTTAAAAAATTTTTATAATTTTTAAACAGTTAAGGTAGCTCACTACGCAAAAGAATATAGTATGGTTAAACATTTTTTTAAAATAATACGTTTGGCTTTCAGCCTAATTTTCAAACGTTGTTTTTTAACAAATTTAGTTGATATTATACAGTCGTGATTAAAAAACGCGTTTTAATTTCAAAATTACCAAGGAAAAACAAATTTCAATATATTTATCTAAAAGAAAATATTTTAAAATCAGATTTCAAGAACATAAGTTTTTCTTTTTCAAATTTTAAAAAATAATTTAGTATGTTAAATAAAGATATTAATAGCATTTCACCTAAACTAAGAGATAATTTATTAATGCAGACCATAGGGAAATATCCAATGGTAACAATTCCTTTAATTGATCCAATAGGAACTTCTATTGATATTTATAATTCCGTACCAACACTAAAAAATTACATTGCGCCTAATGGTTTATTAATTCATACCAATAATAATATTCAAAATGATTTTTATTCGGCTTATAGGAATTTAGATTCCAATATAGTTGAATATATAAAAACAAAAAATATTTATACAAAGGATTATACCTATATTGATAAAACATCAGAAGGTATTGCTCAACAATCAACCAATGCTGTTTTAGGCTATTTACTTGGTGATACGGTAGGAATGAGTATAACTGGAAATAATACTTTTGGTATAAGTTCAACCTATGAAATAGGAAATACTTTAGAAGGGATGGCATTGGGCGTTGCATTAGGTACAGAAAGTAAATTAGGTTCAATAGGGCTACGATCTCTTGGTCTGGCTTTAGGTAACTCAGTTCTCAACAAAGCGCGTCATAATGACGATTTATTTGGGTGGATAAAACAACCATTAAGTTACTTAGATGCTATTGATAAGTTGGACACAGAAAAACTAAGCCTATCAAGTAGCTTAACAAATATAATTGGTGGGGTATTTCCAATTTATTTATATTCGGAAATTAAAAAAGATGGCGGAGATAGTTTTAATATATATAAAAATAATTTAAGTTGGACTAATTTTTCAAGCGGAAAATATGCTTTTGATGTAAATATCCCAGGTGAGGTAATAGATACAAGTAATATAATTACCAATAAACAATCTTTACTTTATAAAACACAGCAATTATTTATTAGCGGTAAAATAAACACCCTTCTCACCGATAACGATAATTCAAATCCAAAATATGATAAAGATCATGATGGGATAGGATTAATTACTAAAGGTAGAGCATTAAAAAATAAAGATGGGATAAATTACAGCCGAATTTGGGGTGTTAATAACCAATATAGAAATATAAAAAATTTAATACGTCCTTTTAATTCAGACACTGAAAATACAGAAATATTAGAAAAAGATTTAAAACGTGTGAGGCCAGGGGCTAACGCATTGAAAACTTTTGGTGTTTTACAAGATGATGGTTTTGTTAAGATATCTCCTTATAAAGATTTCAATTCAAAAACAGATGTTCATAAATATATGTTTTCAATTGAGAATTTAGCTTGGAAACAACAATCAGGATTTTTAGATAGTTTAATTCAAGGAAGTTCACAAGATGGACCTAATGGTGGTAGAATAATGTGGTTTCCCCCATACGATATTAAATTCACAGACCAATCAAATGTAAATTGGAATTCAGATAATTTCATTGGTAGAGGGGAACCAGTGTATACTTATTTAAATACTGAAAGAAGTGGTACGTTGAGCTTCAAGGTTATTGTGGATCATCCGAGTATTTTAAATTATTATAAACAAAAAGATCCAAGCGGAAGTATAATAGAAGATGATGATTATCTTAGATTTATAGCTGGAATAGATGTGATTGATCTGGGAGAAGAAATAAATACTCCTACACCACAACCAATAAAAGTAGTACCAGTAGTAGAATCAAAATCTAATACGTTTACCTTTAAAATTTATTTTCCAAATAATTTCAGTGGTATTGATTATTCAGATCCAAGAGATGTTATGAATTATTTAGGAAAAGGATCTGGATGTAATTGGACTGGTGGAAATGGATATGAAATATTAAATGGGTCTTGGAAAGGTTTAAATATTGAAGTTGATGCACCTTGTCAAAATAATAAATTTTATTATAAAGTTGATAATAAATATGAAAGTCAAGGATTAACGCCACAAACAAATTATAAAGACATAAATGCAAATAGTTTAAATTCAAAAATAGCCGATGGGGATAAATATTCTTTTATTGATGTATTAAATACATTTAATAATATTGATTCAGATAAAGGTAGTGAATCTCAATCAATTTTAGATGTTTTAAAAACAATTAATAAAATTGAAATAAACGGGTGTGCAAGCAACCAAGGGAGTGATAAATTGAATATTGAACTTTCAGATAATAGAGCAAAAGTAGTTGAAAATTGGATGAAAAAATATATTACATCTTATAATCCTAATATAAAGCCACAAAACATTACATCAAAAGGAATATATAAAACAGGTAAAACGACCAATAAAGATACAAATTCTTTAGAAATGAAAAAGGAACGAGTGGTTTATATTAGACTAACTACAAGTCCAGAAACGATTTTTAATGCTCCAGTAGGTACTTCATATAATTCAGATAAAGAAAATATTAAACCTCAAACTACAACACCTACTTGGACTCGTAAAAAAGTTGATATGTATGGTTATTCGGTAAGTAATCCTTCAGATGGTAGTAATTCAAAATTATATAATGATGAGGCTCAATTTTTTGAAAAACTTGGTGGTGATAAGGGTGGGACTGGAGATTTTATATTAGAAAAATTCAGTGAAAAAATCAAGTATTTTAGTCCAGCATTTCATAGTACAACTCCAGAAGGGTTTAATACAAGATTAACCTTTCTACAACAATGTATGCGACAGGGAAATACTATAACTAATTCTGGGGTTGCAACTAACTTAGCGTTTGGTAGACCGCCTATTTGCGTACTTAGAATCGGTGATTTTTATAATACAAAAGTCATTTTTGATAATTTAAATATTGATTTTGAACCACTGGTTTGGGATTTGAATGTAGAAGGTATAGGAGTTCAACCGATGCTAGCAAATGTAAATTTATCATTTAAATTTATTGGTGGTTCAGATTTAACAGGTCCAATCGCAAGATTACAAAATGCAATAACATTTAATTTCTTTGCAAATACGGGTGTTTACGATGATAGAAATGATAGATTTATAACAGATGAGGAAACAGGTAAATCAACAAAAAATTATTATCCATTATATAACCCAGGAGTATATGATGATCAAAACATAGATTCTTCACTTGCAAACGAAATGAAAAATTCTGTAATTAATGGAATTACAAACATTAACTAAAAGGTACATAACTTATGAGTATAGATAGATATAAAGAATTTAGAATAAATGGAATGGCTAAAAACGTTCCATTTATCAAATTAAAAGTTAAAACATCTGATAAAATAGAATATTATAAATTAGGGACATCTCGTATGGATTTAATTTCTTATAAATATTATGAAGATGCGAGTTTTGGGTGGCTAATTATGTTGGCCAATCCAGAATATGGGGGTTTAGAATATAATATTCCAGATGGATCGCCAATAATAATTCCATTTCCTCTTGAAACATCAATTACCCAATATAATTCTGAAATTAATAAATATATAAATTATTATGGAATCGTATAATAATTAAACACAATAAAAATAAACTATAATAATATTAAACAACAAATAAATGTCAGATTCACCAACCATTGGAAAAGTTTTATATTTTGATCCAAATAATAGCGTCATTGATAATAATGGTAATATAAGTGATAAACCCTTGGATTTAATGCAAAATCCAGAAGATCTTTGTATTGGGGTAGACTTACAAGTTACCGTTAAAAATCAAGATAGTATTACTTCTGGTGATAAAAAAACAACCTATAATTTAATCGGATCAAATACTAAAATCAATTTTTTGGAAGGTGAAAATTTAGGTGGCGTAAATGTATTAACTGATTTTTTTGCTAATATTGGTGATAAGGAAGGTAATGTTGAAAACATACATGAGGCCATGTGTGTAAGTTCAATTGATATTGAATTTAGTTCATGGTATGCGGCTTCAGTAATTATTAATTTCACAGATGTTAGGGGAGCATCTTTAATGTCTGCATCGGATTATGTTGATTATTTAAAAGATAATAATGAAGCGGTTAATGATAAAGATCGTAGTTTATTCAAATCATTTTTTGATTTTCCGTATCCAATGTATATTTTAAAAATCAAAGGTTTTTATGGCGATGCGGTTTCTTATCCACTTCACTGTTCAGATTTTAAAGCAAATTTCAATGCAACCACAGGAAATTTTGATATAGTTGTTAGTTTTATTGGATATACTTATGCAATGTTAAATGACGTCCAAATGTCGTATTTAATAGCTGCACCATATTGTAAATTCGCTGGTGCTGGATCAGATTATTGGGATGCACAAGTAGCTAATAAAAGATTTTTATCATCTGATGGTCAACCATTACCCAAAATAGTTGATTTAATGAAAAAAGTTAAGGATGGTGATTATCAAATTAATAAAATATCCCAAAATTCAATTTCAACTGAATTACAAAGTAATATAAATGAACGAAATATTCTTTTTGATATTAAAGATAATTATTTGAAGCCTTATTTATCTTCAATTAAATCAACTTATAATAGTGGGACTTATGAATATGAACTTGACTTAATTAAAATAAAATCAAAAGATGCAACACTTGAAAGTGGGACATTAAATATTAATTTAATTTCGCAACGCAATAATATTAATAAAAAAATATCAGAATACAAAACTACTTACCCAACATCTGGTGTTTTTGATTCGTATAACGGGGATGTTACTGAACTAAATCCCCAAAAGGTAAATAATGATACGTATGAAGTAATATTTAGTACTTTTGGTGAAGCTATTAATAAACTAAATGAAAAATTAGCTCAAAATATAAGTAATTTAAGTAATTCATTAGATAACGAAAAAAACAATAGTTTAACGCAATCATATAAAATGAAACCGAATATCTTTAATTATTTTAAGGTATTGGTTGCACATATGGAAACTTTTTATAATTTAATTGATACTTGTAATAAAAATATACCAAAAGATAGACCATTTGGTAAAAATATGGGATTAAATTCAACAGATTTAAATATTAAATATGGTAAAGAAGGTCCTATTCTAAGTCCTTTCCCTTGGTATTCACAATTGGGTAAAGATGGTAAAATGGAAGATGCGTGGATAGGTAGTGTTGCCCCTAATTTATTAGAAGTAGAACTTGTAAATGCTTTAATAATTGCTAAAACAGACGTTCAAAAAGAATTAAATAAATTAAAAGTAAGTTTAGAAAATCCAGAACCAACCACAATAGATTCAAACTCTACGGTAACAATCGGGGATATTTATTATCCTATGAACGCTTTTGATAATACAATTAATTTAATAGGCGGTAAAATTGAATCTCCTTATAAAAATTTACCAAGCGATATAGATAATATTTATGATCGTTTATTTTTAAGATCTTATATTCCAAATCTTTTATCTGGTGCTGATTCTTTTAATAATTACAACCAAGATTTTGCATTAGCCGAGTCAAGAAATATTTTTGATGAAATAAATGGAGATATTATAAAATTAACTCAGGTTCAAAATCAAATTAGATTATTGGATAAGTCAGCTACTGACCCAAAAAGAGATTTAAAAAACACATATAATTTTAATTGGGCAAATACTGATCAATGGATTCCGAAGTTTTTACCTTTATTTGAGGATACAAAAGTTAATTATGATTCTTATAAAAAACAAGTTGATTTATTAGAAAAAAGAAATAAACATTGGGTTTCGTTCTCTGGTGATAAAACAGATCCAATTTATAAAAACCAAACAAATTTTTCTGTTGTGGAAGGAACAGCGAATGCAAATAAAATAACAAATGATTATTATATAAAACTAATAAACAACATAAAGAATAGTGGTCAAATATTTGATAAAATAATGTCAAATTATTATTTTTTAGATGATAAAAACGAACCAATATCTTATAAATATTTGGGAGCTGACGCAAGCAAAACAAGTATTTTAAATAAAATATGTGAATCAAAAAGATGTCCGATAGAAATAAGGACTTCATCAACGCCAGCACATGTTACATATAAAAAAGCTGATATTAATCCAAATTATATATACCAAAAAAATATTAATTTAGATTCAATCTATAACATTTATTTATCAAATGGAGTAAAAGAATTAAAATTAAATGCGGACATTTTTAAAGAATATCAAAAAAATAAAGATTCGGCAACATCAAATAATTATTCATACCCATTTATTGGTGGATATTATTATAATAAGCCATTTTCATTATTTGGGTCTCCTTTTTATTATAATCAAGCAGCTAATTTTAATAGTACCGAAAATAAAAATATACAAGTTTCAGATTTTCATAAAGCATTGTTGTTTTTAAATACTTTAGATGTAAAAACTAATGAAATTGAATCATTATTTTTAAATAATAAAAATATTTCAAATTACAATGAAAATAATTTTTTAAACAGGACATCGTTTATGGCCCGCATACCAAAATCAGCTATTTTATTAGTTGGTGCGACCCTTTGGCGATTTAAATATAACAAATTATACCCATTTTTATCATACGAAAACACTAAAATACCTGATATAGATCAATATTTCAAAGTAAAAGGTGTATTTACATTAAGAACTAATGATAATTTAACTACTGAATATGATACATCCAATTTATTTTTTAAAAGAAAAAATGGTAATTATCAAAGTATATTTAACCCAACTGAGGAAGAATTTTTAATTAAAGAATTTACAAACTGGGCAATATTAGAATGGCCAAAAATTAGAAATCAATTTGAATTAAAAATAAAAACAAAAAACGTAGATACTAATAATTCAGTTATTGGGGTAAAATTTTTAACATCATTAATAAATACAGATATAACCGATAAATACTTAATAGATAATATTAATAATATTAGTACTTATATAAATGTTTCCAATACAAATTTCATAAAATCAGCGTATGAATCAAACCAATTATTAAACAACTTAATTTTAATTAATAAAGATGATACAATAGGGGTTAAAACAATTATTAATTTATTGCTGACAGATTGTGTTTTAGCATATAGCGGGAATAATCAAAATAATGACATCCCAAAAACTAATTCAATGCAAATACAAATGCTTGGTCAAATAAATAATAACATTGGAAGTTTAAAGAATCCAGAAGTTAGTGAAGCGTTGGGTATAACATTAAAAACACCAAATAAAATAGGTATTGAATCTATTGATTATAATCCTGATATGAATTTAGCTGTTTATAGTTATTTAAAAACAATTAACGATAAATGGGTAAGTGGATTTTCGAGTCCTAATGAATATCAATGGATTACAAATAAAAATGATAAAAAACAAAATGTTAGTCAATTTAAAGCACTGCCAGAAACAGATAGCGGTTACTATATTCGTAATTTTAGATTTATCGACAGGGCGCATAATGATATTGGTATAGATATGTTAATTAATTATAGACAATTATTTGAAATAATTGATGCTAATACATCCCAAAAAACATTATTTTCGGCTATGACAGATGTTCTTCAACAGAATCAGATGTTATTCTTACCAATGCCAAGTTATCAATCATTTGATAATGCAAAAGACTTTAGTAATATATTTAAACCGATCCCATTTATTGAATCAAAAATGATGAATCATGACCCAGATTATGACTCATCAATGTATTTATGTATGTATGCTGGTAGACCATCGAGTAAATTAGACCAAGGTAATAATAGTAGATATTCTAATGATAGTTACCCGTTAAATGACCCCAAAGATTTACCGAATGATTATTTATCAATCAAACCAGATCAAGCTCAAGTACCAGCAATTGCTGTAAATTTTGGTCAACAAAACCAACAATATTTTAAAAATATGTCGTTGAATATGACAAATCCAAATACTACCGATGCTTCGATCAAAGTTCTCCAAAATTTAAATGAAAGAGCAAATCAAAATGCCACAATAGAACCAATTGGACAAGATTTATTTAGTTTATATAGTCAATACTCATATAGTTGTGAGGTTGAAATGATGGGATGTCCACAAATTCAACCAATGATGTATTTCCAATTAAATAATACACATATGTGGAACGGTGCTTATATGATATTTAAAATAAAACATTCAATAAAACCTGGAACTATGACAACAAATTTCACAGGAATGAGAATGGCTAAAACATATCCAAAATTAATATCACAAAATGCTGTTTCATTTAAATTATTGGGTAATTTAGAAAATTACAGTGATTTTACAGTACCAATAGAAGATAAAAGTGATGGCGGTAATAAAATACCAAATATTACTGTATATAATGAAAAATTTATTCCAGCATCGGATCATTTTTTAGTGAAAGAATATTTTAAAGATAAATTAAAATCTAATATTATAACTGGTAAAATCTATAATAGGGTTAGTTATTTATCTCAGGTAGTTGAAAAAATTTATTCCGAGTGGACTGCGTTGTCTCAACCATCCTTTGGTATTAATTCAGGGTATAGGGATATTATTAAAAATGATAATGAAAATTCACCACATTTAATGGGGTTAGCTGTTGACATACAAATACCAACGAATAAATCAAAAGGATTACAAGAATCATTGTTTTCTTATATTCAAACTATGATGTCAAAAGGACTTCCTGTTGATCAACTTATTTTGGAAACTGAAAATAATAACACTTATTGGATACATATAGGATTAGCTCGACATACTAAAAATAATAATGAAGGCCCAATTATAGTAGGTGCGCGTTATAACACTCGTGGTTTAGTTTGTACCCATAATGCTATATCAGATGGTACCAAATATCCAGAATTAACCAAAGTATCTGAAGCAATGTGGCCAAACCAAAGTATTGGTAATTTAGATTCGACAAAACTTGCTGGAATTCAAAATATCAATCAAAGGCTGATAATTGATTATTTGAAAGGTAAATCACTTTCAAAAGTTCAAGTTGCTGGTGTAATGGGTAATATAATGCAAGAAAGTAAGTTTAAATTAGATTATCCAAACGGTAATGCATCAACAGGGTTGATACATTGGGCAACTGGTTCATATGGTAACACGTTAGCTGATATAAGAACAAAAATTGGTTCCACCGTAAACAGCCAATTAAATTATTTAACTAATGGTAGTACGTTTGGTTATTCAAATTGGATTACTCAGACTAATAATATAACTGATATATATAAAGCAACAGAGTTATTTTCTAAATTAGTTGAAAAACCAGGGAATCCTCAAAATGAAAAAAGAGGAATTTATGCAAACGAAATTCTTCAACGACTTAATGACCCGAATGATTATCTTCATTGGAGCTGAAGATAATATCTGAAACCACTTGTTTTTCTCGTTTTTTAAGCGTACATTTGTTCAGAATCATTAAAAAAGTTTTAAATGTATATTGGAAATATAGTTTCACAAGTTGATATAAAAGTTAATAAATTATTTAATTTAACATCAGATATAAATAATATAATACCTGAACTTCCAACGCTTATAATAGGTTGGGAGTTCACTAAGTCAATTTACGGTGAAAATAAACCATCTATATTAGATAAAGAGATAACGGAAAGTCTTTGGTGGACATTTACAAGAAAAGAACGCAGAGTAGATTATGAAGAAGATTATAAACTTTTTATTGAAAAATGTATTGAATATGTTAGTAATAAAATATTATATGAATTTTTAAATATTCTCACTGGAAGAAAGAGCTTAATTAAAGAACTTATCAAAAAACTTACTTCAACAAAGGTTTACTCTATTTATATTAAAAACAATTCGTTCATTTATATATTTGAAGATAACAAAATAATAGGAGTAGATTTCAACGCAATTGACTTTTTAAAAATCGAAAGAAAAAAAGTTTACCGAATTTTATACTCCAATAAAAACAACGTATTTTTCAACGAGGATTTTTTAGAAAAAGAAATAAAAATAAATATTAAACAAACAAATAACAAATTAATACCTTACTTAAATAGCTTAATAAATGGATAATGAAAAAAAAACTATGCTGATTGCAACCTTTATTCCTAAATCAAAAGTCGAATGGTTCATTGGCTATGTGAATAATAAATTTAATATCAAAAATGAATTTATTTTTATTTATGAAATTGATGATAATGAATTTGATTACTTGCTCACTTTCAAACTAAAAAACGATAAAAGAATTGACTTAAAATTTCATTTTACCAACGCAACAATCGTTAACACTAAATCTGGGTGTATTTTTTCAATTAATGGATTAAATAGGTTAATAGAATTTGAAAATGAATGCGAAATTGGAAATGTTAATTATTCAAACCACCAAATAGACTGGAAAAAATATAATGGTAAATTAATACTTTCAAATAAAAACCAACTTTCTATTAAAAATATTAAAAAAATTGAGATTAAAACTGAATTAATTTAAATTTTTATGTATTTATATTAAATAATAATTTCAATTATATATTATGGCAATCAAAGTTATAACCAAAGAAATACATGATAGACTCGATTCTTTCATACAAAGTAAACCCGTAGAAAATATTGCTACTGGTGGAACCGTTACAAGTGAGCAACAAATTAAACAGAATAAAAAGGTATTAAAAAAAACGGACGGTTTAATTGAACGTATAGATTCAAAAATTTATATAACCGAAGATAATCGTCAACTACTTCAAGATTAATATAATCATAATTATGAAATATAAAGAACTTAATGAACAGGAAATTAATTCTGTTAAAAAGAAATTTGGAATGCTTACCGAATATTCATTTATAACAAATCACAATGATATGTTATTGGATGAGGATGATGATGAGCTACAAGATGGTATGCCAGCACCAGAACAGGGTCAAGAAGGAATGCCACCAGCAATGGATGGTGAAATACCACAGGCTGATCCTATGAATGGGCAAGAACAAGGAGCACCATCACCAGATCCAGCAATGGATATGCAGCCAGATGTTGATCCATCAATGCCAGCAATGCCTGACCCTATGGCTCAAACTCCTGAAATGCCATCTCCTGAGATGCCAACTGAAGCACCTGAAGTTGAAGTAGATGTTACTCAATTAACACAAGACCAAAAACAAGTAGATGATAAGGTTACAGCACTAACGGATCAAACTGCTCAAATGATGGAATTACTTGCATCTATTACAGATAAGGTTGATGGAATTTCTACTAAAATTGAAAATGATAACGAGTCAATCAGACAAGAGATAGAAAAAAGAAATCCAACGCCTAAAGAGGTATTACAAAAACGTCAAACGCTTGCAGACCCATTTAACCAAACACCAGAAGATTTTTGGAAACAAAAAGAAGCAGAAGGGCAATATGAACTAAGTGATGGTGAAGAAAAAGAATATGAAATTAAACCATCCGACCTTGATGATAATGCAATGAATGTATATAAAAGTTTCGGAATTAATGATAACGAAGTAAATCAGTCGATTAAGGGTGTAATGGGTTATTAACCCAAAAATAAATAAAATTAAAATTAAAACCAACTTGCTTTTCTCATATTTTAAACGTACATTTGTTGAGAAAGAAGGTAAAATACAACACTGACTATTATTAATAATCAGTGTTAAAAAAAACTTAAAATAATAATTTAATAAATAAAAAAATGAGCGAAAAAGAAGATGCATTTGATGCAAAAAGGAAAGAAATTAAGGCATCAAAGTCTTATGAAAAAAAAGAAGTAACATATAGTGAAAAAAATTATTTAAGTACAAAACTCGCCCAAGGGGAACAAACAAAAGAATTACAATATAGGATTATATCCCTATCAAATGATTCAGAAGAAATTTTTGAAGAAGTTTATTTTCATTGGGATAATAACGCAAGAAAATCATTCGTTTGTCCAAAACACACTAAAAACGTTCCAGAGGGCACGGAAAAAGAATGCCCTTATTGTGATATAGAGGAAGGTTACTGGGCAGAATATAATATAGAAAAGAACAGGCCAGAAAAGCCAAAAAATGTAAATGATATTCAAAAAGATGTTATTTATAAAAATGAAGCAAAAATTGAAAGTTGTAAAAAATCAGCGTTAGCATATAAGGCACAATCAAATTTTGTCCTTAGGGGAATTGAAAGAATAACAGTAAAAGATACAGTTATTGATGAAGGGCCTAAATTTTGGAAAGTTGCCGAAGCTGTTTTGGATAATATTGCAACGACTAAAGCTCAAAATCAAAAGCATAATATTGATATTTTTGATTTAAAAAACGGTAAAGATTTATTAATTACCTATTATTTAAAGGATAAAAAATCCAAATATGGTGGTTTAACAGCAGATATGGTTCAAACGCCAGTAAGTGAAGATGAAGCACAAATACAAGCTTGGGTTGAAAACGATCTTAAATGGTATCAAGTATATACTATCAAAAGTTTTGAATATATGGAGTTAATTATTAACGGAAAAACCCCTTGGTTTGATAAACCATCAAATAGTTGGATTGATAAAGAAACATTAAATAAATCAAAGGTTAAAGAGTTAGAAGTAGAAGACGAAGATGTGGATAACAATGAAGTTGAGATTGAAGATGAAGTAATCGAAGAAGTTAAAACAGAAGTAAAGAAAAAGGTTTTAAAATTAAATCAACCTGCTTCTAAACCTGCTGGAGAAGAAGATGATCTTCCATTTTAAATATTAAAAAACGGTGGCAAGCGTATTCAACAACAGGTTGAGCGCAGCCGCCATATTGTTTCATAAATCATTAAAAAAGTTATTTTGCAAGAAAAAATTAAGTTAAAAATTAAAAACGAATCCCCGAATTCTAACCCAGAATACGCCAAAATAGGTGATAGCGGTATGGATTTACGCGCTTGGTTATCTGAGCCAATTACATTAAAATCATTAGAAAGAAAATTAATTCCAACGGGTATTTATATTGATCTACCAAGTGGCTGTGAGGCTCAAGTTAGAAGTCGAAGTGGTTGCGCTTTAAAACAAGCTCTATGTGTGGCCAATACACCAGGAACTGTTGATGAGCCATATGTTGGTCACGTTCAAATAATCGCTATTAATTTATCCAAAGATGATATTATTATTGAAAATGGTGATAGAATTGCTCAATTGGTAATTTGTCCAGTTTATAATAGTAATTACGTTGATATAGTAATGGTTGATGAAATTAATAAAATAACTGAACGAGGAACATCTGGTTTCGGTGATTCTGGAAATAAATAAAATATGTTTCATTTTCATAAATATATATCATTTAAAGGTAAAGGTGGTGGATGGCCATGTGTTTCTGAATACTGTACAAAATGCGGGAAAATAAGATCTGGTAATTCCATATACTACGATGGTAGTGTATTTCAAAGTTATTACAAAGGGAATGAGGCCATTAAATATTTAGATAGTATAATAAATTATAGAAAACAAATTGAAAAAGAATATATTGATTTTAATAATTTATTTAATGAAAAGCAAATAAATGAACAGAAAGAATTATTTGCCCAATTAGAATATACGTATAGAACTAACATAAATTCATATGAAACAATTGAAAAATATGAGGAAATAAAAAAATTAATAAAATAGTTTCGTTTTGAAGATTAAAATAGTTTCGTTAAAACATTTTAAAACAAACGAAAAATGGCAACAAAACAGCCTGTAAAAAAGAAAGAAGTGTCAGCGAGTGGCTTTGTTGATAAAAAAGATTTTTTAAATGCATTTAAAGAAAAAAATGATTTAAACGGGGTAAAAGATAAAACCCTTGAATGGATTGTATTACCAGAAGGTTTTTATGATGCGGTTAGACTACCAGGAATTCCAAAAGGGTTTTGTAGTGATATAATGGGACATAGTGACACTGGAAAGTCTACTTTTAAATTAGAAATAATTGCCCAGTGTCAGAGAGAGGGTATTCTACCTGTAATTTATGAAACTGAAAGTAATTTTCCGTGGGAACATGCTCGTATGTGCGGTGTCGAATTTGACGATGTAATGGGGGATGTTGTTAATGAAGAAACAGGGGAAGTTGAAAAAAAAGTTGTGGATCATAGTGGGTTTTTTTTATATTACGATGCAGAAATTTTATATAGGAAATATGGAAAGATGGATTATGCCCAAAGTAAAATGCTCACAGTACCGAATAGAAAAGTAGCTGTTCTTGAAGATATTGCTTATTCTATTAATGAATTATTAGATTTACAAGGTAATAAAGATGGGGAGATGAATTATGAAATGTGCTTTATTTGGGATTCAGTTGGATCAATACCATCATATAGGTCTGTAATGTCTAAAACTGGTAACAATATGTTTGATGCTGGAGCTATTAAATCAAGTTTTAATCTTATTGGTAATAATAGAATTCCGTTATCAAGGAAAGAAGGTAGTCCATATACAAATACTATGTTCTTTATAAATAAAGTTTGGGTTGATAGTATGCAAATGGGCGCTCCTCAATTAAAAACAAGTGGTGGTGATGGCGTAAAATGGTTTAGTAGACTTAGAATACAATTAGGTGGCGTAACAACGGGTGCTGTTGAAAAGTTAAGCGCTATAGCTGATAAAAAATCATATAGATATGGCATTACAACTAAAATAAAAGTTGCTAAAAATCACGTAACTGGTATTGAATATGAAGGAAAGATTTCGTCTTTATCACACGGGCTTTGGAATCCAGAAAAAATTGACACATATAAAAAACAATATTCTAAATTTTTATTAAAACAATTGAGTGAGTTAACAGGTAAAACCATTAAGGATGATACTGAATTAGAATTTTCAACAGAGCAGGAGGGTTAAAATGGAAGATAAAAGAGATTTCAGTAAAATTGATTACCGATTTTCATACGTTCTATCAGTAAATGATTTGGACAACGGGAATAATGATGTAATTATTTGTAAGCGTGATTTTAATATTAATAATTTTGATGAAAGTTCATTGAGATCAATTGAATTAAAAGAGTCAATTGATGATATTGTTCTATTAATTGATAGGGATTTAAAATCAAAATCGCGTGTTTATCAGTGGTGTAATACACCGCTAACGATCCAGAAAACATTTGGTGGGAGTAGAAAATTAGGTGTATGCCACGGAGAACAAGTAGAAGACCATTTAAAAACGATACCAGAGCTTACACAGGTAATTAACGAAAGTCAGTTAACAACTTTTAAATTCACATTTTTTGATGGTTTAAAAACTGTTATTACAAAAATTTGGTCGGGAGATAATTATCCTTTTACAGTTCGTAATTCTGTTGATTTAACTAATAAGAAATACAAATATGATTCGGTTAATGTTCAAGCACTTGATTTTACACGTTCAATTGCTCAAAGAGCTGCAGTTGATAGACCAGATTTAACATCTATTATTATGAAGCACCTTTGTAGTGTGTGTTCTTCTTTTTATTCGAAAGAACACGAAAAACGTGTTATTTATAAACAAAATCTTCCCGAATTACTTTTGGATGAAATTGTTTTTACGGATGTCGAAAATGGTAAATATGAATATGTTTCCAATAAAATTACACCAATTTGTAAATCATTTGATGAAAATCGTGGAGTAGACAGAGTTGTTTATGAAGCATATACAACAGATTCAAATGTTGGTAGTGGGAAAGTATATGAAAATTATAGTCCTCTTGAAAATTGGGAGGATGATTTGGTTGCAGAATCTATAGCTTTGAAATGGGCTTCCCGCTAAAATAATTGAGAATTAGTTAGTTATAAATAAAATTAAATTGCCGAAATATATTAAAACATATTTCGGCAATCTTATCAAAAATAAAAAAGTTATAAAATAAATAATGGCAAAAAGGGAAGATTTAGGTTATTTAGGGGCAGAATTTCAATATCGGCTGGCACATCATTTTATGGACGACAAAAAGTTTTTCAGTGACATCAGTGGTATGGTTGAAACAAATATGTTTACCGATGTAAATGTTAGGCGATTCATGGGAACACTTAAAGGATTTTTTGATACAAATGAATATGTTCCGTCTTATGAGCAAGTGGAAATTGAATTACGTTCAGCAACAAATGGAGAACAAGACATTGAGTTTGTAGTTGAAATAGTTAAAAAAATAAAGAATACAACCTGTGAAGGTTCTGATTCCATTAAAACAAAGGCTCATAAGTTTTTCAAGCAACAAAATATGACCAAAGTATATAACCAAATGGGTAAATATATTAGTGATGGTGATATTGAGAAATACGACGAATTAGAAGAATTAGTTAGAAATGCATTGGCAACTGGTAATAGAGAAGAAATTGGTATTCATCTAAGGGATAATTTGGAAGAAGTACTTTCAGAAGATTACCGAAGAGTTGTACCAACGGGTGTTAAAGGTATTGATGAATCTCTTGAAGGTGGACTTGGTAGAGGCGAATTAGGTGTTATAATCGGTCCAAGTTCGTTCGGAAAGACTTCTTTAACAACAAGTTACGCAA